GGACATCAGCGCAAGGCCGATCTCAATGTTGAGGTGTTTGGCAAGGAAGCCACGCATCTCCGCCTCGCCGTCGATCTCCGCCTGCATGTGCAGGCGCTCGAGCGTTGGGCGGTCCACCGAGTAGCCCATGTTCGGGTTGACCAGGTGGAAGTTTTCGGGCTTACGTGCATCCCCACTATCGATCATCTCCTTGGAGAACTCGTAGATGACCGGGAGGAAGCGGTTGTCGTTGATGCGGCCGTCGCGTACGCCTCGTGCGTAGTTCAGCTTCGAGCGGAACACGCCAGCTGGCGGTTCGTTCGACTGTGTGGTCAGCCAGATAATGAAACCTTCCGGGCGAGACAGCAGCCCGCCGGTGGCCTCGCGGATCATGTCCGCAGCCTTGGGGTTCTTGCCGAACAGCCAGGCTTCGTCGATCAGCACACCGACCGCTTTCTTGCCGCCAACCACATCGCTGTCAGCGGCCACCACCTTTAGCGTGGCGCCTGTTTCCCGATGGGTGATCAACCGGAGGTGTGGCTGAACGTGTAGCAGATCCTTCAGCTCATCATCGTTGTTGACCATGTCCTTGGCCGGTACGAAGGCGTTGTCGGCAATTTCTTTGGTCGGCGCGAGGATGATGAACTCGGCCGACATCCGCCAATTGCGGACCAGGGCCGTCAACATGATCGCGGCAGCGATCGTCGACTTGCTGTTCTTCTTCGGGATGCAGAGCATGAACTCCCGAATCAGGCGCTCCCCGGTCTCGGTGTTGTAGCTACCGAACACCGCACCAGCGAAAGCGAGCACCCAAGGTGCGCACGCGCTCTCGATGGTTGGGCTGCCCGGGGCGTCGACAATGCGAAGCCCCTTGAATACCTCAATGCTCTCCTCTGCTTCCTGCGGGAACAGCGGCTCGGGAATGATCGACTCGCCGGCAGCCAATCGCCGCCACCAGTCCGGGCAGGCCGTTGTCCAAAGCATGCATCACCCCTTGACGACAGTGAGGGGGGGCTTGCTCTGGGAGTACCTGCCCCTGCCGGCCACTTTCGCGGCCTCCGCCTTCTGTTCCTTCTTCCCGGCCTCGGCTTTTTTCCCGTGGATATAGGGGACTGCCGTCTGCGCGGCGTTACGCCGGTCGAAAACCTTGGCTCGGGGTTCATTCATCAGGGCCAGCAACCACTCCAGAGGGTCCTGGGTGGAAGGCAGGCAACTGAGAAATTCACCGTCTGCCTCATTGACCTCCACGGGCTCGCCATTGGCCTCTTCAGCTTTCGGCTTTCTGCTTCGCTTCTTCGGCTCAGGGTTAACACTGAGCTCCGCTTTGCGAGCCAGAATGGCTGCGGCGATTTTCGGATCATTGGCCCAGCGCGACCCTGCCGCCGCAGCAGTCGAGGCCTTGCTGCCTGCGGCTTCCGCCGCTTCTTTGTTGGACGCACCTCGGGCTTTAGCGTCAACAAACTGTCGCTGTTTGTCTGTTAACACCATTAACAAAAACCTTGAGGGGGGAGAAAAATGTGCACGTGGGGTCGGTGGCGGTCTAGCTAGGTGAGAATCGCTATATTTTGACCTCCCCCCACCCTCGAAGCACGCCACTGACGTGCTTCGAAGGTGCCTCGGGCGACCGCGCGCCATTCCGCTGACGGTCAGCCCATCAGGCCAGCAGCCTCCTCGGCTTGCTTGACCGAGTCGTGGCAGGGCTTGCACAGCGGCTGCCAATTGGCCTGATTCCAGAAGAGATCCTTGTCGCCTCGATGCGCCACGATGTGGTCAACGACGCTGGCCGCTGCCGTTCGCCCCTGCCGGGCGCAGTAAGCGCACAGCGGGTTGTCACGCAGGTACTGTTCTCGGGCCTTCTGCCACTTGTAGTCGTAGCCACGCTGGGAGCTGGTCATTCCACTCCGCCAGCTGCCAGGGCTCACCACCTTGACCCGCGAGCCTGCGCTTTCCTTGATGCGCGGTCCCAGTGTCTTGAGCCTGGCCATCAGCGCACCTCGACCTTGATGCCGCGCTCTATCCATCGGAATACACGGCCAGGGTCCGGCTCGCGGCCTGTGATATGGGTCATGACCAGGACGCCGGCCAGGTAGTACTTCAGCCACCAGCGTTGGCGGCAAACGATTGTTGCGGTAACGCTAGCCATCACCAACCTCCTGCCATCTTGCTCCCGATCACTGGGCCTCTGTCAGCAGATAAGGCTAGCGACAGCGTGGCCTTGGTCCGCGACTCTGCTGGTCAACTTCGTTACGGCTTGGGCATGAGCAACGCCACCAATCTGAAGGCCATACTGCGGGGTCACCTTCACGAAGACCGCCTGCAAGTGCTCAGTGATGGACTTCCACTGCTCGACCGTTGGGCGCTCGCCGCCATTCAGCTCAGCGAAGCCGTTCAGCCAGTAAGCGAACTGCTCTGGCGTCATGCGCGGCTGAGTCGGCTGTGAGATGTTGGCACTAGTGACGGTGGTAGCAAGTGTCATGGGATTACCTCAGATGTTCGCGCCACGCAACGGCGCATCGTCAATTTGTGGCGCGGGTCATGGACCGTCGACCTTACGCTCAGCCCAGCGCCTGCCGAGCTGACGAGCCTGCTCAACCCCAAGCACGCCGACAAAGCCAGCGGTGGCGAACGACCAGGCAATGCTCAAGCCGAACTCCTTCACGGTCAGCCCTACCACCATCACGATCAGCGCACCGAGCGTGGCCTCGATCAATTGGCGAACAGGGCGCGTTTCCTGGCCGTCGTACTGGATCCGTAACCAGGTCAAGGCGAACGTCAGGCCCATCGCCAGGCCGTTCTCTCTCAGGGCTGTCACTACAAGCACCCAAAAGGATGGGTCTTTCTCTGGCATATGGGCCATCTCGATTCCTCCCGTTGCGGGGAGCGCAAAAAGAAACCCGCTGAAGGCGGGTCATGGTGTGACTCAGGATCGGTGAAGAATCCCGCCAGGCTGAAGCTCTTCGCGGAGCAAGCGCCGCACGTCCTTTTCCAGGCCAGGGCCGAGCTTCAGCTCGCTTGCAACGATGCTGGCATCAATTCCGACACCAGCGACGTAGAAGCGGCCCTCATTATCCAAGTCCACCTTTACGCTGTAAGGGCTTGGCCCAACGGCAGCGCTTTCGACTGTCGCCTTGGTGATGAACGCTCGGGCATCAACAACGAAAGGCTTTTCACCCTGGCTGTCACGCTTAACGACCTCCAGCTGGCCGGCGCCGGCTGCACGCAGAACTTCCTGCACGTCACGGATCGCTCTGGCCGACTCACCGTAGAAAGTGACGCCACCCAAGATTAGCGACTCCACCGGCTTGCTCGAGGAGGCCTCCAGCTTTGGGTCCTCCGCACTGACGACGCGGGTGGTCAGAAAGGAGGTGGCCGAGGTATCTGCACGATGGTCCTGCAAGTTACAAGTGAGCACCCCGATGCGACTGGCCAGGGCATCGTCCGCACTGACCCTGGCGCTAGCCTCGCTGGTAATCGCGCCGGTGATCGCATGGACAGGAGAGGAAATGGCGTGCCCCTGAGCAGCAGTCGGCGCGCCCCGGGCCGCGACCTGACTTCCGCCTGCGACAACCTGGGCTTCGCAGGCGGTGACGCGGGATGCAAGCTCTGAAACGAAAGAGGCTTCTGCTTTGCTCGAGACCATCATCTGCAGAGTGACGCTAAAGCCGTGCAGCGCTTCGATGCTGGAGCGCATTGACGCGATGGCTTCTTTGGTTTCGGACATTTGCTGACTCCAGATACGAAAAAGGCCCGCCGTTATGGCGAGCCCTTGGATACGTGAAAAGGTGGCCCCGTGCTATCGTCGAGCTTCCACACAAGACGTTTCACAGAGCTAAAAACGATGAAGGTAACCCTCAAGTGCGCCAAGTGCGGCAGTGACAAGTTCGAGGTTCCGGCTAGGCCGAACGACAACTCGAAGGTCACCTGCGGCAAGTGCGGCGCTGTCGAGACTTACGGAAAGCTCATGAAGGCTGTGGGTGACAAGGTCACGAAAGACCTGGAGCGGCAGCTCGGGAAACTGTTCAAGTGACTTGAGCGTTTCGCCCAGAGGGCGCAGGAAGTCAGCGGCGCCCTCAACCTCAACGTCGAGCTGTAGCTTTTCCATACAGCCTCCAGATACGAAAAAGCCCCGGCAGATACCGAGGCTTGGAATGGGTGCGGAGGGCCGGTGCATACCCGGCTTGGTGGCCTGGATCGCTGGGTCACATACCCCAGACTCTCATCGCGTAGCCGATCAGGGAGCGCACGGCTTTGATCGACGCCACTACCGACTTAGTCCAGCTGCCTGAGCGTGTCATCCGCACAAAAAAGCCCGCACAGGGCGGGCAAAGAGGGATCGTGCTTTTTTAAATCTGGTGGCTGTAGAACAGCGAGTACGACTCGATACCGTCGTTGGGCTGCTTAATGCCAGCGTTGGAGTAGTGAATCGCTCGGATGCCAACCTTCTGCGTCTCGCCGATCTTCAAGCCCGCACCGATGCGGTCTTCGAAGTTGAAGGCCGAACCAAAGTCCTGGTCACCTGCGGAGGTACCAGAGAAGACCGCCAGGCCGATGCCAGCCTCAACGAATGGCTTCACGTTACCGCTACCGAACTCGTAAACGAAAACTGGCGCAAAGGACAGCGAGTGAGCCCCACCTGAAGCATCGCCTGCTTCCCAGTAGGTGTAGCCAGCATCCCAATAACCGGTGAGACGGCCAGTACTGGATTCAAACCAGCTTTTGTCCCAGTTAAAGCCAATGCCGACGCGCGCTGTAAGACCACCTTGGCCTGTCGCGCCAAGCGCTCCGGATAGCTCAGCCGCTCCGGCGGACGCAGCGAAAAGGGAAAGCGCCACAACGGCGAGAACGTTTTTCATACTCACGGTCTTCCATATTATTGAGTAGCAACCTATCAGAATCATAGCGCTATCAAATCGTTCCCTCATACAAGAAAAATGCTTTTTCTGGAGGGCTACCTGAATCGAAGCCCCTCAAAAACACAAAACCCCGACACGATGGCCGGGGTTTCCCTGTGTCGCGTTGCTTGCAAGCTGGACACGCTGCTATGAAAACAGGTGTTTATCCGGCATGAAAGAACTTTTTAAGCCGCCTCGCTGATTCCGTGCAGGTAGCCATCGATGAAGCCGACCCCACCCTTGACGATCTCCCTCGCTGACCGTTCTGACATTCCCGCTGATTCGCCAAGTCGCACCATGGTCCACTTCGAACCGAAGTA